AAATTTAATACTGCGATTCAAAAAGAATCTGCTTTAGAAGCTGAAGTAAAAATGTTAAGAGAAAAGAATGAAGAATATAGAAAAGCGTTAAATGTTTTCAGAGGAAAACTTAATGAAGTAGCTATCTTCAATTCCAACTTGGCATATGCTACAAGATTGTTCACAGAACATTCAACAACTAAAAAAGAGAAAATCAATATCTTAAGAAGATTTGATGATGTTGAAACTCTTAAAGAATCTAAAAATCTTTATAAATCATTGAAAGATGAATTAGCTAAGACAGAAACTAAAACAGTTAACGAATCAGTTGAAAAAACAATTAACAACACAGTTTCTTCAGGTTCAGCAACAACTTTAATTGAATCAAAAACGTACGAAAATCCTCAATTCTTAAGAATGAAGGATTTGATGACAAAAATAAAATAAATAAAACAAAAACAATACTAAAATGGGAGCATTATTAGAATCAGGTCTTGTTGGTAACATCGGTCTTAAGCACCTTAAAGTTATCAAAGAAGATACAATCAACAAATGGGACAAATTAGGCTTTTTAGAAGGTCTTAAAGGTCACATGAGAGAAAACGTAGCACAATTATACGAAAACCAAGCATCATTTTTAATCAATGAAGCATCATCTACTTCTGATACAGGAGCTTTTGAAACAGTGGTTTTCCCAATCGTTAGACGTGTATTCTCTAAATTATTAGCGAACGACATCGTTTCTGTACAAGCAATGAACTTACCAATTGGTAAATTATTCTACTTCGTACCAAACATTCAGTCTTACACTCCAGAGTCAGATGCAACAACAGGTATCCACTACGCACCGTATGGTTCACCAAACGCGTCTCAAACACAAACTCCAAACAGTGGTTATGACTACAACAACACTAAAGACCTTTATGATAGATTTTATGAAGGTACTGAACCAGCTTTAGACCCTCCAGGTTTATTTGACTATTCTAAAGGACAATTCTCAGCAATTACTGCAAACGTTTCTACTGTTGCTTGGTTAGCTGACCAATTAGTTGTTTCAGGATATGCTACATCTGATTACAGAAAAGTATTAATCGTTATGTCAGGTTTCGCATCTGATGGAGCGGGTAAATTAATCGGACCTGATGGTCAACCAATGGATAACGAAGCTTTCTTATCTGATTTACAAGTTAGAGGAGTTGCTGGTAACCCTACAACTGCGGCTAACGTAAATAATAATTACTTATTCAGAGTTGTTACTCAAAGATATGGTAAAGGTATCGTACAATACGGTGATAACAACGCTACATTAGTATTCCCTAACAGTAAAACTGATGGTGGTCAATATGACAACATTTGTGATGCTGCAGGTAAAATCTACTTAGAGGTTGATTTACAAGTTCCAGTATGTATTACTTGTGGCGGTTCTATGGACGGTTATACAGGTTCTACTTTCTCTTCAACTACAGCAACTGACGACGCATTCGCAGCTACTTATAGAATCTATAAGAACTTAGAATTCGAAGATAGAATTGGTGAAGTTTCATTTGATTTGATGTCAGTAACAGTTTCTGTAACTGAAAGAAAATTAAGAGCACAATGGTCTCCTGAGATGGCTCAAGACGTTGCGGCTTTCCACAACATCGACGCTGAAGCTGAATTAACAGCTTTATTATCTGAGCAAGTTGCTGCTGAAATCGACAGAGAAATCTTGAGAGATTTAAGAAAAGGCGCTTCTTGGAATTTAAGATGGGATTACAACGGTTGGAAAAGACTTGGTGGTATGGCTCAACCTTACACACAAAAAGACTGGAACCAAACGTTAATCACAGCAATTAACCAAATTTCTGCTCAAATCCACAAATCTACCTTAAGAGGTGGAGCAAACTGGATTGTTGTTTCTTCTGAAATCAGTGCAATTTTTGATGATTTGGAGTATTTCCACGTATCAAACGCAGCTCCTGAGCAAGACCAATACAACATGGGTATTGAAAGAGTTGGAACATTAGCTGGTCGTTACCAAGTTTACAGAGACCCTTACTTCCCAGCAAACCAAGTTTTGATGGGTCACAAAGGAACTTCTTTGTTAGACACTGGTTACATCTACGCACCGTATGTACCACTACAATTAACTCCAACAATGTACAATCCGTTCAACTTTACTCCGATAAAGGGTATTATGACGAGATACGCAAAAAAGATGGTGAACAATCGCTTTTATGGCAGAATTACAGTTGATGGTGTTAGAACATTTGATTTAAGAGAATTGAGATAATCAATTTCTTATGAAATACACTAAAAGGGACAAGAAATTGTCCCTTTTTTTATTCTTTTTTGTAATAAAAGATTTTTTGGTATAATTGTTGTATATTTATATTATATGAGGAAATTTATACCAACAGAAGAAGAATTAAAAAATATACTTAAAATATATAATGAGGAACTATTAGGTTCTCAAACTATTTCCGAAAAAACAGGAATTAGTAAACCAATAGTTCTAAGAATATTAAAAGAGAATGGTGTTGAAATGGGGCCATCTGGTAGACGATATATTGGTGGTAAAAAAATCGCGGATAAAAAATGGAGAGATGGTAATAAAGAATATACGTCACAAAAACATAAAAAATGGTCTGAAGGTAAACAAGAATATCTAAAAGAATATCATCAAAAATGGAGAGATAAAAATATTGATAGACACAGAGAATATAAACGTAATTACGAAAAGACCCGTAAACACAATGACCCCACCTATAAGCTTATTGCTAATTTTAGAACTGCAATATGGACAGTATTAAAAGAAAATGATATGAATAAATATGGTCATTATTTTGATATTCTAAAATATTCTCCTGACGAGTTAGTTGTTCATTTAGAGAATCAATTTACGGAGGGTATGACATGGGATAATTACGGAGAATGGCATGTTGACCATAGATTACCTATTTCATCATTTAAATTCCAAGAAGTGGGTGATAATGAATTTATGAGATGTTGGGAGTTAAATAATCTTCAACCTATGTGGGGTATAGAGAATATTATTAAAGGGGATAATATTATTTACTAAATTACAACTTGTAATATATTTATTTTTAGATTTTAGTTTATCAGTCCCCAACTGTAAGGTTGTAGAGTATTCACGGATACAAAGGTATTGGTAACGTAGTCATAAGCTAATATAAAATTAAAAAAAATGAATTACTCAACACAAGTGGGCAAACCGACGGCGCACATCACAAAGAAAAAGTCACGATTAAAGGTCTATAATGGCCACATTGTCTTCTTAAATAATAAAGACAACTTCGAATTCGAAATCCATAATCCAAAACAAAAATCCGTTCTCTGTAAAATCAAATTGAATGGTGAATACATTTCCACAAGTGGTGTTGTATTAAGACCAGGTCAAAGAGTGTTTTTAGAACGTTTCCTTGACTCTAATAACAAGTTTGAGTTCAGTACCTATGAAGTTAAAGATACGTCTGAAAATAGGTCTGCAATTGATTTAAATGGTGATGTAGAAATAGAGTTCTATGATGAACAAGAAGTTAGTAATAATTTTTTATACTTGAATAGTAATAGAACCATTTATGGTGGTCCAAATACAACTGTTCCTTCGTATTATGGAACATCAGTAGGTGCCACAGGAGGAGTCGGATATGGTACTACAACATTTACAACATCAAACTCCACTTTTACAAGTTCAGATACTTTTAGAAGTAAATTTGATACATCAAGTACGTTGTTGAACGGTAACCCTAATTCACTAAAGAAGAAAAGTAAGTCACTTGAAACAGGTAGAGTTGAAAAGGGAGAACAATCAAATCAATCTTTCACTAATTCATACGAACAATTTAATTATTACACATCTTACACAATTAAATTTAAGATTCAACCTATAGGTATAAAAAATATTAATGTTGAAGAAATAAGACAATATTGTACTGAATGTGGAACCAAGACAAAATCAAACTATAAGTTCTGTCCGTCTTGTGGTAATAAAATCTAATAAATAAAAATGAGTCCCGTGAGACTCATTTTTTTATTTCATTTTTAGTCTCTTCCGTCATTGTTATTTAAATATTCTGTGTTTAAATTTCTTAATGCCTTAGATACAACTTCTGCTTCTTGAATAGAAAAAAGTCCTGATGAATTGGCATATTCTAATGCTTGTGATAACATATAAAGTGCTTGAGGTAGTTCCATAGTATCTATTATGTTTCCAACATCATTTGGGTTATAATAAGAAACTCTTCCGAATAATGTACCTATTGGTGGTTTTATATCTGTCATATATTTATATTATAGATTAATTGTATGAATAAAAAAAGAATAAGTGAAGCAACTACTTCAGGTGGTGTTGGAAAATTTAAAGTTCCTATCGTTCTTGCACCTCAAGATTGGACCCCAAATAACTTGGCACCATACAATATACCTGTATATGAGTATGAAAATGCTGAATTGGCGTATGAAGAGGCAGATGGTGATTATTTAGAATCACCTGAACAAAGAAAAAAAATTGAATCAAAAACTGAAAAGATTTCTGCTCTTGACACCTACTTAAAACAATTTTATACCAATCAAAATGATGATGAAGGTAGTAGTATTGGTGATATTGAAAGTCCTGAAAAATTAATTAATAATGCTGTTGGCCCACTTAAAGAAGATTTGGCCGTTTGGTTTGGTACAAAGAAAAAACCAAAAGGAAGTAAACAACCTGCGGGTCCATGGGTTAATATATGTAGAAAGGTAGATGGAAAACATCCTCCTTGTGGTAGGTCACATGCCGAAGATAAAGGTTACCCAAAATGTAGGGCTGCAGGAGTTGCGTCTAAAATGTCCGCATCTGAAAAAAGCTCGGCATGTCAACAAAAAAGAAAGGCCGAAAAAACACATTCAAAATCAGGTACAGGTAATAAACCAAAAATGACTCATTACGAACCTAAAAATGAAAATCTTAAATACATTATAAGAAGAGTATTAAGAGAGTCCTTCTAATATTTTGTTGAGGGAATGTTTAATATTATTACTAATTTTTTCTTCAAGGATTTCCTTTTTCTTTTCAGAAATTAAATCAAATTTAGTAATGATATTACGATAACAATCGTTATCATCAATATAAATACTATAACTATAGACGTGATTTATTATGTGAACAACTCTATTCTCTATAGTTATTGACATACTTTTACTTTCATTAATAATAAATCTTTTATTTGATAATGGAGCATATATCACTTCAGTATCTTCATAATCAAGAAGTTTTAACGTAATTTGTGTTGAAGTATTAATTTCTTCTGATACAACTGGTTTTGGGTCAAACTTATTTTTTAAATAAAGAAATAATTTGAATAAAATTCCAGATTTTTCGTTTGTTTCCATTCCACAAATATAAATTAATTTTTTGAATTAACAATAAGTTCCTGAACAATGTTTTTTTCCGTCTAATCCTTTGATTTTACCCTTACATACTTGAACGGCATGTCCATTTGCGTAAGCGGAAGGGTAAACTTTGAATTTAGCCTTTGCAGATGCTTTTCCTCTTGCACAAAGTTTTGTACCTGTTTTCTTACGTCCTTCGTGAATATCCTCATAATCTACGTATGATTCTTGTTTTTTTGTTTCATTCATTAAAAAATCAAAAACTTGGTCTATATTTGTTTTTGATTCAGTAATATGGTCATCAGCCCAATCGTGCCCATTATTAAGAATATCATTAACCACATCTGGGTCTAATTTTAATAAAAGTTCACATTGTCTTTTCATTTGTTCTAAATTACTAAAGAACATATAGTTAGATTCTTCTTGTTCTTTTAAAACTTTTTTTACAAGATTTGATAAATCTTTTTCTGTTAATTTTACTACTTTACTC